ATTATGTACGTTATTTATTCTTAGCCAATTATCCAATAACCCAGCTTAAAGGAGAACTGCCATCCACATAATTCACCAGTTGTGTAATCAACGCATCCATTTCAGCTTTGGCCTCACCTTTCATTGCTGCACCGTTGAGAGTGCCACCGCCTTGAGGTCCGGCGATAGTGCCAAATTTCTCTCTTGCTTCACCTATGATCATTTTGCAGGCCGCAACTAGGTAGTCTTTGATCCATTGCTGAATTTGGAAGTCACTTAGCAATTGTATTTCAGGCTTGAGATTGTAGGTCCACAGCAGCACTACTTCGCCTCCTCCTGCGGGGCTACGGATCAGCTGTAGTTTTTTGGTAACTGGATTCCAGGTATAGTTTAAGAATCCACCAAACATTCTAGCTGCCAGCTCTACGTATTGACTGTAGAAGTCGTAAGTTGCCAAACCACCTGATTGATTAAAGTTGATCAGATACACATTCATCTGTGCCTGGCTGAACGGGTCAAAATTTGAACCAAATGGGCCCGATGCTATACCAAAGCTACGTTTAAAAATCTGTCTAACACTCTGCACTTCCTGTGGCAAAGTGTAGATGTTTTGCTGGTTCACCAGCTGCATGAAGCTGTAACTTTCTTCATATGCATTGTTAGCACGTTGGCGGTAGGTGCCAATGGTCTTTTGATATGCAGCTTCAAAGTGTGCTGGGTCCAGTTCAATGTCAATGATCTGGTGGCCCAACATCAGGCGCACGTACTCAAACAAATTGTTTTTGAGTGTTACTAGGTCTATGGGTTGTTGTTCTTGCATCAGGGACTCCGTCACTGATATTTAGCCCGTTACCACACCTTGAGAATGATGAGATTGTCGTTGCCACGCCCGTTCCACTGAGTTTCAGTTGTGGTCAGTTCCTTGAAGATCTTGCGTGTGGCTGGTTTGCCCGCAGACATTAGTGCTTTGATAGTTTCTGCAGGCTTTCGCAGTGTTTTTTGCGAGCTTGTGCCTGTATCAAACCCAATCACAGCAGAACTTTTTACAGTAAAGTTACCGCGGTGTGCATCGCCTACCACATGGATCAATTTACGCTTCACAGTGTCGTACAACCACGCTTCTGTTGCATTCACCAGCTTCACAGCAGGTTCTGATACCAGTTTGAGATCTGGAAAAGTCTTGAGATACTTAAACTTGGCTGTGACTTTTTCGGCACTCACTGCTTTCTTGGCACGTGGCTTGCGTTCAACTTTCTTGATCTGCACATAGTTGTTGCAATCAGTAATCACTTGTTCAGCAAACTTTACCAGTTGTTTCAACTGAGTTTTGGTCAGATAGCCGTAGCCTTCTACCAACTGTGCATCCTTGCCTACTACCACGGCTTCTAGCTCTGTGAGATGGCGTTTCCAGATCTGTTGAATCTGATGAATCAGTTGTGGTGCTACATTGTGTCCACGAATGATTGTGATGGGTTGAAATTGAGCAGACATCTTTGCGCCTGCTGCAATAAAGTCATCAAACAAGCCTTCGAGTTCACCAGCTGCTTCACTTGCTCTTTCTCGCAGTCGATCCTGGATAGAAGGGCCTGCTACTTTGGCTTCTACCCTTGCTTCAGGCTCGGTTGACTCTTCGTCCGTCAATGCATCCTGAATAAATGCATCCAGTTTGGCTTGCTCCGGCTCACTCAGTTCCAAACCCATGGTACTCATGCGGCACAACCAACCTGTGGTCAGGTGTATTTGACTGTCAGGTAGAGCCCGGATTTTCTTGGCTTCTTGGTTGCGATTGTGTGCATCCAAGTAATATGCAATAAAGTCTTTGGCATCTTTCTTGCTGTAGAAATAGTTATACCAACCAAACGCATGGCTCAGTCTGCTGATGCGATTGCTCACAGGTTGCATATGCCATTCAGGCTCATTGCCCATATGCTTGGTGTCTGGACTACGGGGATTTAACGATTTAACGTTGGCTTTTGCAGCTAGGACCATGGGTTTTACTTTAGTGGTTGTCATACTGTAATTATAGCAGGTCAGGCATTTTTGGTCAAGTCAGTACAAAGTAGTACAAAACTCAAATCAGATTCTTTGCGAAACATGATAAAGTAAGGAGTGGCAGCGTATACGTTTCTTTTTCCAAAATAGCCAGTCCAACTTGAATCACCAGGCTGAAAACGGCCCGAGGGTCCTAGCCGTTCGCGGCAAGAGTTCTCAATATCACGAGCATTGTTGCTATAGGTGTTGAACCGCAATCCAGCTTGGTACCTGTGCTCGTTGAAAATTCGATATCTACGATTTAGCTTTATAATTTTCATGTGTGTATTATAACCGATTGGGCATTTCCAGTCAACCTGGGCATAAATAACACACTATGCCAAGATTAAGTCTATACCGCCCTAACCGAACTGCAGATTACCGTTTTTTTGATCGAACTATTTCAGAAATGTATCAGGTCGGAGGAGTCGACATGTATCTGCACAAATACCTAGGTCCGCAAACTGGTGACAATACTGGTAACAATGATGCTACATTGCCCAAATACGACACAACCAATCCGCTGTTCATCGAAGATTTACTACTGTTAGAAAATCGTGACAGAACCTACGATCCAGATATCTATGTCATGCGTGGTGTTTACAAAACACAGGACATTGATTTTGACCTTACACAGTTTGGCCTGTTCTTAAACAATGACACTGTGTTTATCACATTCCATTACAATGACATGATAGATACCATGGGTCGCAAACTCATGAGCGGGGATGTTCTAGAGCTGCCTAATTTACGTGACTACAATCCGCTGGATTCTACCATACCCAGAGCCTTGCCCAAGTGGTATGTGATTCAAGACGCTGCATTTGCCAGCGAAGGTTTTAGTCAAACCTGGTTACCTCACTTGTGGCGTGTGAAAGCCACTCCTATGGTCAACGCACAAGAATTTGATCAAATTACCAAACAACCGTTTGAACCCATTAACATTTGGGATCCGGGCAATTTTTATCCAGGTGGTGTCACAGTGCTGTATGGCGACAAATATTACACATCAAACAAAAATGTTCCACCGGGAACAGACATTACCAATACAGAATACTGGACAGAGAAGACCAATCCAGAAACCATTGAGGATCGACAAAGTACCCGCCCGCGCAATTTGGCAATCAATGATGCTATCTTGGTGCAAGCAGAAGCAGAAGTACCACGTTCAGGGTTTGATGTTGTGAAGTTTTATATTGTAGCAACCAATCCTGACGGCACACCTGCTAATCCTGAATCCGCCACTTACACTGCTGACTACACCATTAGTGATGCCAGCCGTACCGTGGCCAATGATGGCAATTCACCCAGAAGTGATGGCTATACAGCTGGTTACTTGACTGGAGATGGTGTAGCGCCCAACGGATTGCCAGTCACTGCTGGTGTTAATTTTCCACCCAACCCCACTGCTGGACAGTTTGCATTACGCTTGGATTATTTCCCCAATCGACTGTTTCGTTTCAACGGATCAGGTTGGGTCAAGATTGAAAGCAATGTACGAACCAATCTCACACCGGGTGCCAACAACGATACTTTACGCTCATCGTTTGTTAACAATACATACACTGTGAATACCACAGACCTTGGTAACGTACCTAGCCGTCAGAGTTTGAGTGAAGCATTGATACCCGATGCAGCCAACGGTGATCAAGGTGGTAATTTGCCACCCAATCCGTATCCGCCAACACAACCTTACCAGAAATCCAGCTAAACATGAGTCAATTATTTTTTTATGACGAACAAATTCGTCGCTACCTACTGCAATTCACCCGCATGTTCAGCTTGTTTGAAGTTGAGTATGGGCGCAATGAACAAGGTACATCTGATTTGATCCGTGTGCCTATACGCTATGGTGATGCCAGTAGACAAGCACAGACTATATTAAATCAAAACTCTGCTAACTCATTGAATGCCACTCCACTGATGACATTTTACATTACTGATTTAGCATATGATAGAGAGCGCATGCAAGAGCCGTATCATGTGAACAAGATGTTTGTGCGTCAACGCACATGGGATACCGGCA